TCAGCGCGCCAGCTTATCGTTAAGCATCAGCACCTGTTCGCCATTCATTTCTTCAATCCACGCACCGTAGACTTCATAAACCATTTGCGCGTTTTCATGCCCCATCTGGCTGGCTATGAAAGACGGGTTAGCGCCGGCAGATAAAAGCCAGCAGGCAAAAGTATGCCGCGTATGGTACGGATTCCGGCGGCGAATACCAGCACGTTTTACAGCTGCGTTAAATCTGGAGCCGATACTCGATAAAGAGTAGTAGGCCTTCTGTATGCCCTTGCGCATCCTGGGCATGAAAACAAACCGCAGGTTCTGATATTCCATCGCACCATACTCTCGGTGATGAAACACAATCTCGGTTTTGGGCTGTAACGAAGTCAGCTTACGCTGTGCCTTCAAGGCCTCTAGTGCTGGCTCTAATAGCGTGATAACGCGATCACCTGCATCGGTTTTTGGTGGGACGAACATTCCTAGCGCATTAAGGTTGCGCTGTATATGAGCCGTACCTTTTTCCCAGTCGATATCTTCCCAGGCAAGAGCTGCAAGCTCTCCATGACGGACACCAGTATAAACTGCGAACGTCCACATATTGAGGCTTTGGCCACGCTCGGATGCCGCAAGCAAACTAAACTCCTGCTTCGTTAAAGGATCCGGTTTTACTTTCCCTTTGTGTAGTTTCTTGATCCCTTCAAAGGGTTTGCCACTGATAAAGCCAGATTTGTGTGCAAACCGAAGAAGGGAGCACAGAAGCGATATATAGTTGTTCACGGTACGCACAGTGCGTCCCTGTTTGTTACTTCTGGGATTTACCAGGTAAAGTGTCTCACCGTTCAACAGCTCCTTCCTGTATTTCAGAATGTCGCTGTGGCGTATAGTTGAAACAGGCGTATCTCCGTTGATGATGTGCATTAACGTACCGAGTTGTGAGCGCGTCTTACGCATCGTGTTCGCGCTAATTTCGGTTTCTTTAATGCTCGTCCATAGGTCACACAGCTCTGAAAAGGTTTGAACTGAAACAGTGGTTACGGTTTTTTTTGCTCTGGATGATGAAGGAAAGCGCTGGTGGTAATCAAACTCTCCAAGGTTGATCTCACTAACGATCACAGCCCGAAGATTCCCGGCTTTTTTGATGTTCGCCGGGGTGTTAATCCAACCTTTGAGAATTTCGCGGCAACGCTTTCCCCGGTACATAAACCAGATACAAATCTTATTGTTTCTGATTTCGACACCTGTAGGCAAAGCTGCCATCTTACGCATCCCTTATTAACTGATTAATTCTCGGATAGTTATACCAGGTTGTGCCACGCAAGGTTTTTTCTCCAGATGGGGATACCCGTTTAAAATGGACACCTTCCACCCAACAGCCCTGACGATACTTCTCAATCTGTCGTTCGGTCAGGCCTGTTTTTTCTGTGAGTCTTGCGCCAACAACCCATTCTTCGTTAAAAATTACCTGCGACATGGTTCACCTCAGGTAACCGGCATGAGTATAGATATGCCGGTCTGTAGTCGTTGATATTTCAGTTTCAGTTTGCCTGGCCGGGCAGGGAACGCAGTCGGCGCATGCCGGTCATTGCTGTGGCCACGTAGCTCGCCTTGCAGTTCACTACTTCGACCCAGACCTTCACGCCTTCCACTCTCACCGTATAGGTCTCTTTCATCTTGCTGCGCCCATAGTCACCATATCTTTGCTGGTGGGCTGCGAGTGCGATTTCACATGCCTGGCGAGCCAAAGGGGATTGCTTACTGCCTCGATTAATCAGTCGCATTTCTTCTCCTTGAGGGAGGGTTTCCCCTCCCGATCTCGTTAGTCCACGTATTCCGGTTTCATATCCGCCAGGGTGATGCTGAATTGATCGTGCAGCTCGTCGCCTAGGTGACGTTTTGAAGATGCCAGCACGCGCTCGGCTTCCGCGAATCGTTCGGCGGCATTCGGCTCGTCAGGCTGGGGCAGGGAGTTAATAGCGGCCTCAACCTTATTGCGTGCGTCCACCAGGTAATAACGCTTCACGGCCTTATTTTTCAGCTCAGTGAACAGGGCAGAACCCAGCGTTACTTTCACGGTTTCAATATCTGCGCGCAGAGCTTTAGCGCTATCCACATCCTGAGCCGCCTCGATGCGGTCACGAAAATCATCAGCAAGTGCATCGATGTTTTGAGCTGATTCCTGAGCCGTTTGAGTGGTAGTGACGTTGTCACCTACAATGTCTGCGAGGCTAACGTGCTGCGCCGGTGCCGGGTTTACCTCTCGTTCTTCTCGTCGATCATCGAGCTCATCAGGGGTGTAAACGCCAAGAATCACATCCGGGCAGAACAGTCTCGCCCAGCGTTTGACGGCCAGGTACGCCAGCTGCTGGCGAGGGTCATCAGCCCAAAGGGTAGAGTTACGGGTTCGGGCCTGAGCCAGCAGTAAATCGAGTTCTCTCGGTTTATCCTCGCCTTTCAGGGTTGCGCTGATAATGATGCCAATCCCGGCTTCGTCAGCGAGGGTCCAGCCCGGGACGCGGTACTCGCCTTTATCGCTTTTACGGATGTGGAATTTTCCAACGACCTTTTCCCATGGCCCAAACCACTCATATTCAAAACGACTGGCCAGCACGCCGCTGCGTGAAATGACGGCATTAACCAGCTGCGCTTCATACCCGAGCACACCGTTAATCAGGTGCGTCTTCTGCGCCACGGCAAAGGGATTCATCTGCCACTGTGCCGCTTGCATCGCTACAGCCATGCAGTCGGCCTGATTGCCCTGCAGGTGTTTAGGAACGGTGGCGGTGCCCTGCGCCATAATCTGCGCAAATGTGCTGATGGCGTTCAGATACTGGGAATCGAACAAAGCCACGTTGGAGTTAATAACGGTGTTCTGGTCAGCAACGGTAACGTTAGTGTTATGCATAAATCCCCCTTAAGCCTGAGCGCGCAGCGCTTCGAGGCGGCGCAGGTCGAAGTCGTTCAGTTCATCGGTGTAATCGGTAGTGATCGGCGCTGGCCATTCGCCCATGTCGAATCCGGTTGCGATGGCGCGCATCGTTTTGCGGTACTCGAGCATGCCCAGTTCAAGCAGTTCGGTGGACGCCTCGATGATGGCGATCCAGTGGTAGTTCTCGTCTTTGTTGACGAAAATCCAGAAGAACTGATCCAGCGCCGCGGTCTCGCAATACATAGCCGCACTGAGGTGGTAGTCCCGATCAATGATTTCCCGGTGCAGCCTGGCGCGCAGGCTTTCCTGCTTCACATTCCACATGCTGATGGTTTTCAGGTCAGCACCGATGCGCACTCCGTCCAGTTCAATCTCGAGATCGGGGCGTACACGCACTTCTAATCCGGTTTCGTCGTCAAAACCGAAGTAGCTCACTTCAACGGCGCGGCTTGGATGTGTCAGCAGCATGCCGGCGGTCGGGTGCCCCAGGAGTGCAGACTGAATTGCCCGCGCTGTGGCCAACTGCTGGCGGGTAACCAATATCTTTTCGCCAGGGTTGTTGCGCCAGGCATCCAGCAGTTCGTCGGCGAAGATGGCATCGGGCTTAACTGATTTAACTGCCTGGATCATGTCTGCTTTGGTACCGGACACTTTCAGCGGTGTCGGTTTCTGCGCTTCTTGCGCCACCAGGTCTGGATTGATGATCGCTAATTGCTCGAGTAGCGCATCACGGCTGCCGTTGGTTTTAACCGGTACGGGCAGGGTGACGTTGTACTCTTTAATGCATGCCTTCATTGCCGTTGCTGTCTGCTTCTGGCCTTCTTCAATTCGCTGGTACTCAGCAGGGAGAGCCATATAGCTTTGACCCGTTTCTTCCAGGCTGGTGCCAAGTGGCACTGGAGCGGGAAGGGATGCGTTATGTTCTTCAAGCAACGCTTTAATCTCGTCAGCGCTTAGCAGCGCCGGCAGGCTGGCGTTGTACGCTTCGATGAACTCGCGCAGAGTTGCGGTGGTGGTGAAAGCACCCTCCGGGATCTCAGATTCTACGCTGAACTCTGCTTCGAGGTTTTCCGGTTGCAGTGCAAGAGCGTGCACTAGATTTCCCATATCCAGCACTTTGGATGCTGTTCGCGGGATGGTTTTAGCTACATGGCGCGCGTTAAAGTACATCAGGCTGACGCGGGCATCTTTCACCTGGGTTGAGCTAATGCCGTTCGCAGCGTGATAAACGTCATTCGGTAGGCCTTCATAGCGGCCAGGTTCGAAGTAGGCTGGGTATTCGATTATTGACTTCGACTGCTGCTCTTCCGGGGCTATGGAATCTGTCTGCGAATTAGCTGCATCAGTGCTTTCGCTCGGTGGTACCGAACCAACATCTTCGTCTTTCTCTGGCTTAGCCGTTTCCATCTGCACATCGTTGGTGGTCTCCGCTGCGTTTTCCGTTTTTTCGACTTCATTTGAGGAGGTATCGGCGACCGGTTCGGTATTTCCGCCCATCAGGCCATCGATGGAGAACACTCCACTGCCGAGATTTTCAACCTGCGGTTGTTCAACTGGGGCTTCAGTCTCAACTGCAGGAGTAGGCAACGGCAGTAGCTCCACAGCAGAGTTAAACTCAGCCGTCATGGTTTTATTCACAAACTCAAGATGAGCCGCTGGCGTGTGATGAATGTTCTCTGGTGCGATGCGGATCAGATTGAAGATTGCCGCACGGTTGACCGCCAGTACGCCGGGCTGATTACGCAGGATGGCGCTCCATGATTTCCATGGTTCTTCTTTCTTAGCCACGATTTCTTTGGCACGTCGTAATACGCACGAAGGAATTTCGAAGTGGTGGAAGTCCATAGGCAGTAGGGCACAGGCAATTTCAAGATCGAGAGTGTCCAGATTGTGGTGCGCGCCTTCGCCGCGATCCGTTACATAGCCGCCGTCTGCATTGGTACCAGAATCAGTGCGCTGAATATTACTGATGCGATTACCAGCAGCCCATTCGCGAACGAGAATGCCGCGGTCAATGTAATCAGTCGCCGCCCAGATTCGGGTAAAACGAAGTACCAGAGCGAGTTCGTGACGCTTCTCCTGGCTGAACACCTTGCGAATGGCATCGGTGTAGCGCCACAGGTCTTTAGTGTCGTAACCCTTAACCTCTTCGCAGTTTTCTGCCGCCAGCAGCAGGTTCTGGACATAGCTGTTGTCAGTGTCCATCTCCAGCGCGCTGATACCTTCGTATTCTTCGCGGGTTAAGTGGTGGCGCAGTTCGTTGGCGGTGAACTGTGCGAGTAGCTGCTTTCGGAACGGCATACGCACGACTGGATAACGAGTGGTTTCGTCATCATTCTCGTCAATCTGAATACCGTTGTCAGGTTCCAGAACCTGATCGGTTGTAACGTCGGAGTTGCTGGTGCTTTCTGATTTGAGAAGTGTAAGCTTTCCGCTTCTCCACTCTCTAACTAACTCATTGCGGTCACCTGTATCTCCTCTCAACCAGTCGGCCATGAAAGCAGCTAGTAGCTTTACTTCGTGCTCTTCATCTGGCGCGAATACCTGCTTAATCGCCTGGACCAGCTTCCACTCAGCGTTCAGGCTGAGTTCGGCAACTTCAGGGATGTCGTTCTTCGCCAGCAGCAGGTTCTGGAGATAGGTGTTGTCTTCATCCAGTGACATTTCGCTGGCAGCCAGTTGCTGCTCTTTAGTGACATGTGACTGGTATTTGTCGCTGGTCAGGTGCACAGCATAACGAACCGCTGGAGTGCGGTTTTCAACCGGGACACTCTCGACGGTCGTTTCGACTTTAACGGTAGTTTCCGGTGCGGTAGAGTTGTCTACAGCTCCAGTAGACTCAGCACCAGCCTTTGGCAGCCAGGTGCGTCCATCGTTCTGCAGTTCGTAGCGTTTGCACCAGGTGTAATCCACGGTGCTTTCTTCCGGGAGGTCGTTATACACCGGGAAATCGGTTCGAACCGGTTTGGCGTAATCCTTACCGCGTCCGGTTTCAATACCTGCATCTTCCAGCTCAACATCGAGCTGCAGGTTTGCACGGGCTTCAGATTTCGCAGTGAACCAAATCACTGCGTCTTCTTTGCCAGATTTCTGCGTAGCCTTCACTACATAGAAAAATTCCATGTGAGATCCTCTTTTTTGGATGTAAGATCCCCGGGCCAGAGATAGCGCCCATTGGGTGAACTTTGGTTTTTTAAGTAGTTTTCCGGTGTAACTTTGGTCGGGAGCACCGGACGTACGGGCCGCCTTGCGCGGCTTTTACGTTATGCCTCGTGGGCCATTTGGTCGTACGAAGCACAACGTTCAGAGCAGTATTCTTTTTCTTTGCGCGCCAGCTGTGCGCCGTTGCGATAGAGAAGGGTACTTTTGACTACTTCCTCCGGTTTAACCGGCTTGGCGCAGTACCCGCATTTAGTTGAGCTACACATCTGGATTCCCCTTTTGCGCCAGCAGGTAGCACAGGCGGCGAAGAATCACCTCGAAGAAGTTCAGCTTTACGGCCTGCTGCCGTCCTGGTTTGCGTGCGAAATCAATCATTCTCACCCTCGTTTGCCTTATCGCCGGCCAGCGGAACGTTTAAACCTGATGCGCGTTAATCTCTCCACCTCATCCGACTATTCGTATGCCGTCGGCGGCTACTTCGTGGGCGTCCTGCCTTGGTGGTTCGTAGTGCGTCTTGGTGAGATGAATTAAATCACTAGTTTATATTTATGTCAATCATGAGTTGATTGTAGCTGTAAATCTAAGGTTTATATAACCTGCTTTTGTGAGGTGGCAGCTGAATCGCACGCAAAAAAAATCCCGACGCTACGGTCGGGATTGGGGAGTTCGAGATAGTATTCGTCTACGATATTATCTATCGGGTAACTTCAAATATGATTCGTCGGGAATCATAAATGGAGGGTGATAGTCCAACTTGCCAAACAAAATTTCAGGTTCAGCCTTTCTAGAGTAATGGACGACAAATTCTGAAGTCCTGTCTCCGTAAGCTCTAGAAAGGTCATAACATGTGATGCCGATATGATAATGCCACCATGCGTATTGCTGGGCTTTTTTGACTTTGCTAACAAACTCAGGATCGTTTGGGTGCACGTTGTCAGAACTTTTATTCCTACCCTCCAACCCTTTGAATCCGCGTACTTTTAAATGATTAGCAAATCTAAATATTTTGTCCGCGTCGGATCTTTCTCGTTTTTTCAGCTGAAGGATGAGTTTTTTGCCAAACTTAACAGTTAATCGAGGTTTACTTCCATGATCCATTTGTAGAAATCATCCTCATTATGAACGTTTTCTGGCATCGTTATGAAATCACAATCGAAGGCATCTTCTAGAGCTTGCAAATCGTAGCCACAACCTTCAAAGCTTGATAACTCTGCCGCGGTATTGGGGCAATGAATAGCAAGTTCGCTGTTGATCCCCTTAACAGGCAATGAAGAGAAGAATGCCCTAAGAGGATTGCAGATGCTCACTGGAAAGGAATGAGAGTCTACAACAGCTATGCTCATTCTGAATCCTCCGTAAGACCAAGCTTAGTAGCTACGATTTGTGCATCAAAGTAGATTGTGTGAGCACAGTGTTTACAGGTTACAGGGAAATACCAACAAGCTAAGTTTTTTGAAAATGGTATCGGATGAGCAACAATTATAGGTTTTGTTGGCTCACCAGGATAGGAATGTAGTTTCCAATCGTCTTTACCGCAAAGAGAGCAATTTGCAAACTTATCGGTTTCTACGTCGCCTATAGTCTGCATAAGGTACTCATGCACTTGGTTAATTTTCAGCGATAGAATCGATTCTGCTAAGTTCTTGTTTGACATTTATTTTTTTCACCACTCACTTATGTGAGAAAGCTCCATTCCATAGGAGGTGACAAATTATACAGCCTTTATCATAAACAGCACGATAAATCGTTACTAGCATTATCGGCCCCATTACGATGATCTTGATTACACATGATAACTATAGCTTCTACTACCGATCCTGCTGCGACCTTATACGTCCTTTGATGTACTTCTCGTACAGCTCATCTAACTCCTTCAGGCGAATCGCAAAGATGCGAAGCATGTTCTGTTGCTCTTCTTCCGGCAACTGGCGGTAGAGCTCAAGTAGGCGCTGTTCGTCCGGCTTAAGTCCGTCTTTCTCACCGACATCTTCACCAAGTAACCAAGCGACAGAAATACCCACAGCGTCTGCTATGGCTAGAGCTGATTTCTTGCTAATCACACCTTTTTTGAACCAGCCGTTAACGGCCTGAGGAGTGACTCCAGCTATTCGCGCCATATCGGCTTTGGTAACGCCGCGATCAGCGATCTCATTAAGGCGTTCTACCAGAACGAGGTTGGGTTCTTCTTTTCTCATGTGGCCATTGTAAATATTTGGTTTATACACACAATAAATCCATGATTTGCAAGATGTGTAAATCTGTGGTTTACTCCTGCTATCAAAAAGCAGGAGAAGAACATGTCCGCACTCGATAAAGCAATAAGGGCAGCTGGCTCAGCTAGAAAGCTCAGTCTGGCACTTGGCGTGACCAGTATGTCCGTAAGCCATTGGAAGAATCGTGACCATGGGGTCGTGCCGCCTGGCTACATCTTCCCTATTTTTAAAATGACAGGCGTAACTCCCCACGAACTGCGTCCTGATCTCTACCCAAACCCAAGTGACGGTTTACCTAAACAGGAGCCTTAACAATGCAAACTGTTTCAGTTCAACAGAGTAACAGAGCTTCCTCTAATTCACTGAAATTCCAGTGTCATCAAAGCGAATCGGCAGCGCAGGATATTGATCATCGCGATATTTGTTCTGCAGTCCGGGCGTGGGCAGCGGCAGAAGGGCGCGTAGCTGTTGCGCTTCAAATCCAAGAAGCGGCGGAAGAACTCCAACTTGATGGCGTGGATGTGTCTGGCCAGGCAGATGTCTGGAACGTGAAGCTGTTCCGCTGGCTCGACAACAAAGAAGACTCTGTATCGTACCGAAAGAACGTCGAACAGCTGGTGCCCGCGATCATGTCTGTATTACCGCTTCGGTACCGCGACCGCGTCGTTAAAAACGACTCCTTTGCCTACCGGATGGCCAGGCTGGAGAAAGAGGTGAGTGAGGCGAAGCAAGCTCTGATGCTCGATGCACCGAAGAAGGAAAAACTGAAGGAGTTAGGCGAGGGGATTTTTGAAATGTTCCGTGTCGATCCGGACCTTACCGCGCCGCTTTTGGCGATGGTCACAACCATGCTGGGGGCAGTGTGAAGACTTCAGAAAAGGCGAAAGCCGGTCTGCGCGAACAGAACCGACTTTCAGGTGCAAAAACGGAGTGTAATTGCGGAGCTAAGTATGTCAAACACAGCTGAAATTATCAATTTCCCCCACAGAACCGAACAACCGGGAGGTCGTATGGCCGACCTGTCGAACGGGTATACCAAGGTCGCTAACGAGATCCAACAGCTCAAGCCTCGTCTGAGAATGTCAGGTCGGGAATGGCAGTGTTTTGAGGCGGTGATCTGGCTTACCTACGGCTGGAACAAGAAACAGGACCGCGTTACGAACACGGTGATCGCCGAGCTTACAGGGCTGAGTGATTCCCACGTTTCGGATGCGCTTAAATCACTCGCAGAACGCAAAATTATCTTCAGTCAGAAGCAGGGCGTGATGAAAACGGTCGGTATAAATACTGACCTTTCTGCCTGGATTTTAGACAAACCGAAAACGGGAAAAGTCTTCCCGAAATCGGGAAAAGTGTTACCGAAAACGGGAAAAACCTTCCCGGAAACGGTAGACACCCAAGACTATAACAAGAACAATATTAAAATATCCTCGTCTCGGAATTCTGACGAATCCCGAAACCAGAAAACTCAAAAGTTTCTCTCACGCCATCCAGAAGCAGCCGCCGGGATATACACCCCTGCAGGTAAATCATGGGGATCCGCTGACGACCTCAAGGCCGCACGCTGGATTTACGACAGGCTTCTCACCGTCAACGCATCGCTATCCGAACCCAACTGGGCTGAATGGGCAAACACCATAAGGCTGATGCGTGCCCAGGACAAGCGTACTCACTACGAAATCTGTGACCTCTTCCAGTGGGCCAACCGGGATGAGTTCTGGAAAGACAACATCCTGAGCCCTTCAAGTCTGCGCAAGCAATGGGATCAGCTCACTACGAAGCGGCTGCGTGCAACCGGAACGGCAAAGCCATCCCGGGGCGGCATTGACCTGCATAACACCGACTGGATTGATGGAGTGCTGGAATGAAAAACCTAGCCGAGAGCATTCGCGATTTTGACCGGGAACAGGCTTGCCGGGTAGCGCACAACATGCCTGAGCAGTACACCGAACGCGAACAAACGCAGCAGGTGGCTCAGATTATCAACGGGCTGTTCGTACAGCTGGCGGCCGCGTTCCCGGCAAGCCTGGTTAATCGCAGCCAGGAAGACGTGAACGAGATCCGCCGGCAATGGGTGCTGGCCTTTAAAGAAAACGGGATCACAACCATGGAGCAGGTCGAAGCCGGCATGCGCATAGTACGCCGACAGGAGCGTCCATTTCTGCCTTCGCCAGGCCAGTTCATCAAGTGGTGCAGGAAAGGGCGCTGCGTGCTGGGGATCACCACTGCTGACGTCATGGCTGAATACTGGAAGTGGAGGAAGCTGGTATTTCGTTACCCGAACAGCGAGCAGTATCCGTGGCCTAAGCCGGTTTATTATCACATTTGCCTCGAGCTGCGGCGTCGCGGAACTGATGGCCAACTCAGTCACAAAGAGCTTGAGCGTGAGGCCGGTGATATTCTGGATAGGTGGGAAAAGCGGGTGCTAGCCGGGAAGCCGATTCCGCCTATTCGTCGGGCGTTGGCTGCGCCAGTTGCTCCGAAAGGGCCGACACCGGCGGAGCTTTTGAAAGCTAAATATCAACGGATGAAAGCAGATGGCAGGGCATAGTGAGGAAATGGTCTGTTATGAGCGAGAAGCGGACTCTACCGTGGATTTTATCAACACTCAGGGTTTGCTTTTAAAAATTGTTATCCAGTTTTACTGCATGAGGTATTCCATAATTGTCCTACCGTTTTACTCATTTTTTGTCTCTTTTATCTATGACATCAATGGTTAAGATTACAACGTCTGAGCAGACGTACTAATTTAAATTCTGTCATTCAGTCGTAGCGATTCTGTGAGGCATCTTTTTATTTTAAACAACTCAAAAAGGTGGAAATAACGATGAAGCGTCCAAACTGGTTTCAAGTTTCCGATAAAGGTGGCAAGGCTATAGCAGCGCTCCATCATTACGCCACTACTGGTACAGGTTTACCTGCCGAGCTGATCCATTTAATTTTTTTAAGAGTTTCCCAGATCAATGGTTGTGCACACTGCATAGATATACATACTCGCGATCTTATCAAGAGTGGCATGTCCGTCGAAAAGATTGTATTGGTGCCTGTCTGGCGAGAAGCTACCTATTTATTCTCGGATATAGAGCAAGCTGCCCTCTCATGGGCGGAAGAAGTTACCCGTGTTAGTGAAACACATGCTTCCGATGAAGCATATTCCGCAGCGCTTTCTGTATTCGGTGAAAAAGATTTGGTTGAACTTACCATTGTTATTGCCACCATGAATGCCATTAATCGTATGGGTATTAGTTTTCGAATGAAGCCGCTTGCTAAAGCTTGACAGATGTAAATAGCTCCCATAAGGGACTCTGGAGCTATATTAAAGTCTGCTTCTGGCACACAAATGACATCCCAGCCTGTGCATGACCGTAAAAACTACCTTCACGTGATAAGCCGCTTCGGGTTATGACGAGGCGCTTGTGTGACATGCTGGAAAACCAATTTAGGCGTTTACTGAAAGCCTGGTTGTCCTCAAGTGAAACGACCCTTAGAAATTTCTATGGCGAAATAATCACATAAGTCTTCTCCACGTGTGTTATAAGCGAGTTTGAAATCGCCACCACTGGCGGTTAAGAGGCATCTCATGAAACTACGTATCACAAGAGCAATCGGCCTCAGCAAGTTCTCACCACGTTGGGTTAAGGTTATCTGTTTACGGTTGACTAAAAACGATATTGAGCGCTCCCTCAACGTACTGCTGGCCACAATTGATGAATCTGATCTCACCTCTGAGCAAGTCAAAGCATTGAGGGAATGCGTTGACAGAATTAACCTAGCAAGGGGGAAGGGGATGAAAGCGTGAGCAATTTTGATTAAGCATGTTTCGATGTTGCTTTTTTAGAATGGATTTTATGCAAAATCAACGACAAACGTGATGTTGCTACATGCATGAGAGAAAGGTAGACGATACCGTATATACGCCGCGCGTTGTTTACGCCAGCATCGCCGAAGGGGCCGACACCGGCAGAGCTTTTGAAAGCCAAATATGAGCGGATGAAGGCCGAAGGGAGGGCATAGGTATGAAATGGTCGCTCTTTGAGCGAAGAGGTACCGTTCGTAATCAGCTATACCCATAGGAGAACTACATGTTTCACCTACGAAGGACTGTGCATGAAAACTGGTAAACTCTTTTGAAAGCAACCGGAAATAAATTTTAATTGTTAAAATTTTTAGTTGGCTATTGTATAGTCGGAATATATCAGAGGACAGTCTATAGGGGCGATATCATGGTAGATCCATTAACTGCTAAAGTTTTTCAGGCCGCAGTAGTAAAATCCGTTGAGTTAATGCTTCAGAAAATTTTCAGCTCTCAGTGGCCTAGAGATTGCGAAGATGCGAAAGAGATAGTTAACGAACTACAGAACGAATGGCCCAAAAATAAATTCATCGAAAAGCACGTTCAGCATACACTTAAAATGCGTACACTTATAAATCCGAATGACGATGTAACGCTTACAGATATTTATCACCCGCTGACAGTCGTTACTGCATCTAGCGGTGACTCAATACCAATTAAAGATGACTTAACACTACAATTTAGCGGGATTGCAAACATTATAGGTATAGCAGGTCAGGGGAAAAGCACAATATTGCGCAAGCTTTTTCTTGAGGAAATTAAAAAAGCGGAGAGAGTTCCTTTTTTCATTGAACTTAGAAACGTACCGGATGGTAATATACTAACCTACTTTAAAAATTTGCTTAAAAGCCTGCACATTACGGTTACAGATTCGAATGTTGAATATTTGCTTCAGTCAAAAAAGATAGTTTTATTACTAGATGGCTTTGATGAAATTCGGCAGGAAATAACAATTCAAGCTATTCAATCGATACTCGAACTAAATAAAACCTACGCCTGCCCACTTATAGCAACAAGCAGGCCAAATACGCAAATTTGTCAGATGCCTGGAATTAATAACCTGATAGTTAAAAAAATAGATTTAGAAGATAAACTACACATACTTAACCTGATTGAACGACAGGACAATAAATCTAATCTGACAACTTTTCGAAGTTTGTGCAATTTGCTTATTGAAAATACATATTTCGAAGAAACAATCAGTAACCCTATTATGGTTACGCTTTTATATCATTGTTTTCCGTATATGGATGAAGTGCCAAAGGATATTACTGATTTTTATCGCCAGTTATTTGGTGTTTTATATGCGCGACATGATAAAACCAAAGGTTATAATAACAGGGAGAGAGAGTCATGTATTGAGGTGGAATCCGCCCGCACGCTTTTCTCAAACGTTTGCCTTAAATCATTATTAAGAGAGCAGTACTATCTTGACTCACACACGCTTCATCAACATATAAAAAGTGCTCTTAAAAGTCATGGATACGATGAAAAATTAGCTGAAGCTTTCACTAACGACATTGTGAAAATAACCTGTCTGTTACAGGCCGATGGTAATGACCGTTTTGTTTATCTTCATAAATCCGTACAGGAGTTTTTTGCTGCGTTTTTTATTAGTACAATGCAGGAAAAAAACATTAAAAGTGAAATTTACGCGTATTTGAGAAAGTCTCTATTGTCATCGCCTAAATTTGATAATCTACTACAATTTCTCTACTATTTAGATAATTTATCTTTTTTAAATGAGATTACACTTGAAACTTTCAAAATTACTGGATTTGAAAAATATGCCAATCTGACTTATGAAGAAATTTCAGAACCCTTTGACGAATTATTATTGGGCGGAGGGGTTCATGGGGAAAGTACACTGAATGATACTTTTGTCACCTTAACCAGTTATACTTCTATAGGGTCAATTTTAAAACTAGACTTCCTGAATGTAATAAAAGGTGAAAAAAGAGATAAGTTTGATATTGACTTAGAGTTTCGGAAAATAATCCCAGACACTATCGATAAAGAAGACCTTTCATCTTATTCTTATCATAAAACGTCTTCGAGTAAAAATAAAAAACATTTTATCGAAGGTGATTTGGATGACAACCCGAGAGAAAGTTATAAATTTGATCTCAAGAAGTTCCTCATAGTCAACGGATTGTATGAGTATTATAAAATAATATTCTTTAAGTCCATAGTTGATTTCTATAATGAAGTTTATATGGTAAAGGATAATGAAGTCCGCGAAATGAAGAGTGCAATGATCGATAGCTTTGGATTTATATCAGAAATTTGACACATATAAAACAAAATATTCTGCAATGATTTTGGCCGCGAAAGCGGCCATACAAATTACAGCAACCTGTTAAAAATGATATGACAATGTAGATAATCAACCAATTTAACATTACCTTGGAACATATAATGTGGTGGTTTGCGTCTTTAGCAAATCAGTCGAGTGAATTAATATTAAAGAACATTACGCCGGAACAGTAGGTTTCATTGAGCATGTTTTCGCGTTAATACATCTGCTCGGATTCGCTTTTGCCCCAAGGAACCGGGAGTTTCATAACGAGCGTCTGTTTATTCATGGGTAAGATGGGTTTTATCCGGGACTTCAGTCAATCATTTCCACAACCAGCCTAAATCTTAAGAAAACTTATACCCACTGATATAGTATTAACTAACTTAACGCCCATAAAGTAAGCGCCTCAACGGGCGCTTTTGTAGGTGAGGGAGGTTCTTAATTTATCACCCCCGGAGGATTCTTCTCAGGAAATACCTTTTGACCTCGGGTTTCAGAAGAGAGCTGAAATTCCATGCAAGCGCATAGCCTTCATCACAACCCTCTTCATTTTCGTAAACACAAGTCTGGAAATAGCTAACGCAATTATCCATCAGGTAGTCATGCACATGGACAAAAAAATCTTCGAAATCTACATCGTAATAACACTCTGACAGGCGTTGTGACTCTGCGTGACGCGCACGTTTTGTACGGCCATGATCGTCGCAGAATATCTCATCAAGGTAGCTGATGACGGCTCTTTCAATGTGTTTTAGCTGTTCTTCCGTTATGCTTTGCTGGCACTGAAATGCGCAGAACAGGTAGAAATTTGGGTTATTGGTACCGTATGAGCGGGATGTCAAATCGCCCATCGTAATCCCTACCTTTGCAAAGCCGGGATTTCGGCTGTCACCACCCACATAAACCCATTTATCGGGAGACTCAAAATTCAACTTATCTCGCTCCATGATCGCTGCCATTTTATAGTCGTCGTCAGGAATTTCTAGGTCGTAAATCTGCTGTGGCTTTTTCATGCTTCCCTCTATGCATTCGTGAAAGTAGTCTTCAGAAATAAACTGCCTGATATTACAAAAGTTAATTAGCGCAGGATAATGCTGACAATGACCGGATAGTCAAAAGTGCTGCACGTCAGTCTGCTATAACTCTGGCGGTAGAAATGCCCCGGATTTGCTTCGAGGTCTGGCCAAGCAACTCGTCGCTGCCTGGCTGTGACTCTTCGCCAAGGGTGATGTCAAATCAGCGGCCATGAACTATCTCGGGAAGACACGGGAATTATCGTAGATCGTTTTGAGTTCAAACTTGTCGAGGTGTTAATTACCATTCTTCTTCAAACTCACCTTCGCGCAGTTCGCACTTACCTTCGATGATTTCCCACGCATGAGTCATTCCCATATTCATCAGCTCGATGGTACGTTCGCGGTCGTCGGAATAGGCGCCAACAAAGATGACGTATTCCAGTTCAGGTTTTCCTAACTCAGGCGAGCAGCCGAAATCATGGAAAGCAGCCTGCCATTGAGAACCTTCTTCATCTGGCAAATGGAAAAGTTGCATAGGGCGTTCAGCAGGTTCGAACTCAATAAAGTTCGCTGAGCCACCTGGGGAAGTGAGTACCCGAACATGCCCATCAAAAAAGTACATGCGTGCGCTTCTCAATCCTTCCACATAAAACAACCGGCCATCTGATAGTTGTTTCAAGACCAGATACACTTCACGTCGCTGAGTACTCATTATTTTTCCTGTAGTTATAGGTACTGCACGATATTGAGTATATCCATGCGAAAGGCTGGGTGAAAGCAAAAGAGCTATAGCCTGCTGATGAAATTGTCAGTTATTTGACTGATGCCCCGATCTTGATCATTTTTGGCCATAACCTTGTCCAGTTCCTCATTACTCAGCACCGAGTGGGCCGCCATCTAGCATAGGATGTTTTGTGATATCACGCGTGGGCTCTCGCTACCGTTGTATGTACGCCACTGGCTATTGCTGGCCATGCCAGCAATATCCTCCATCTGGATGCTTGGAAGGACAGGCTTTCTTTCTGCTCGTAAAGATGTTCCGGAGGGAAATGTAATCTTCAGTCAATCTCATGCGACACCTGTAATAAACCCCATTTCGGGGCTGTAAGTTAGAAAATTTGAGCATTACCGTTCAGATGTTTTCCACCGCATTGATGGGGCAGGAGGCGTCTACAATCGGATACAACTCTAACTTCGGGTTTAGTTTCGACTTTTCAGTATTCAGCTTAGCAATTTGTTCATTAATTTTGCTAATTCAGTAAAGAACATGTCAGTGGTTACTCGCCTTCCCTTCCGAGGGGAGGGGCGGGTTCAGCCTCTCCGCTCAACACAATTGTTGACCTCCAAATCCGTGATCCATCCTATAACGTTCTCAAAACAGATACCTGCAAGCGCTCTATCGTTCTAACACTCTTAAATTATTGCAAAAACTAAAAAATGTGTTTATATACATACTGTATATGCATACAGTATTTCATTGCGGAGGGAAAAATGAAAATCGAGTTAACCATTGATCGCATGAAGAAACTTCCTGATGGAGCTATACCTGCACTCGAGTCAGAACTGCTCAAAAGACTCAGCAAGCAGTTTGATGATTGCCAGCTTACGATTAGGCGTGCCAGTAATGATGGTTTGACTGTTTTCGGGGGCGACAAGAAAGAGGTTGAACATATCCTGCAGGAGACCTGGGAAAGCGCTGACGAGTGGTTTTATTAATCGCGTGAATTTCACTGGAGCAGTTTCAAAGAGTTTCGCTGTTTGCGTTCCCCTGGCTGTTCCCGATTACTGTTTACAGCGTCAATAAGTCGCTCTGGGGGAAATAGTGTGTAGTGCAGATGCCTTTAATGCAGATGATCAATGGTACGACGTGGTCAGAAGGGCCGATAAAGCAGTTATCTATAGCTTCCCGGCGGAAGGGAGATATCTGGTTTATCGAGTAAATGGAATAGTTTCATTACGACCGTTACTCGAAGAGGAAGAAATATTCACTCTCAACGGGTTCATGCAATTTGCAAAACGACTGGGGTACCGAGTTACACCACCGTCTGATATTATTCTTTCATAGGCCTGAACACCCTATACCTGATGCGCCACGGAGAGAACCATGGCGCTAGAATTACAACTTATCAAACACCACTCAGGAATACTGATCCCGGCAACGCCCGAGACCAGCGATATCCTGCAATCCAAAACCCGGCTCGGCGATGTTCTTGTTGCCGAGTTCAGGCGGGTACGAAACCCGGCATTTCACCGGCGCTTTTTCGCGCTTCTCAATCTCGGTTTTGAATACTGGGAACCAACTGGCGGGGCTATCTCTAGCAACGAGCGGAAGCTGATTACTGGTTACGCCAAGTTCCTGGCTTCTTATGGTGGGAATGAGGGTGCGCTGATCGACGCTGCTGAACAGTATCTTGAGCAGGTTGCTTACCGGCGCGTCACAAATGGCATTAGCCTGTGCAAATCCTTCGATGCTTACCGCTCATGGGTGATCGTTGAGGCAGGGCACTTTGATGCCATTCAGCTACCTGACGGCACACTCAAAAAGCATCCTCGTAGCATCTCATTCGCCAACATGGATGAACTCGAGTTCCAGCAGCTCTACAAAGCTGCGCTCGATGTCCTCTGGCGATGGGTCCTGTCCCGTTCATTCCGCAGTCGTGATGAAGCAGAAAATGTCGCCGCACAGCTGCTTGGCTTTGCGGGGTGATGGGGATGAAGAAGACCTGGTTCCACCACACCGATTGCAGCACCGAACAGGCGGACGAACTGGTTAAGCGTTACAAAGCGCGCGGCGTTCGGGTTGAGCGCAGCCTTAACCCGGATTACGTGACCTGGACTGTCAGTGCATTCTTGCCGACCTCAAATACACCAGCGCGCCCGGACAGCCGCTGGCGAAACCGGATGTGGGGGTGAACGTGAAGACATATCAAATCACATTGCCCTGGCCGCCGAGCAACAACCGGTATTACCGCCACAACCGCGGGCGCACTCACATTAGCGCAAATGGCGTCGCGTATCGCTATGCGGTGGCCAGTGTCATTCGAAGCGCTCGTCTTAATATCCGGACGGCTGCACCACTCAAAATCCTAATTGAATGTCACATGCCCGACCGCCGGCGCCGTGATCTGGATAACCTGCAGAAGGCTGCATTCGACGCTTTGACCAAGGCGGGATTCTGGCTGGATGACTGCCAGGTTGTCGACTATCGCGTTGTGAAAATGCCTGTCGTTAAGGGCGGGAAGTTAGAACTCACCATTACCGAGCTGGAGACCGCATGAATCTTGAAAATACCCTCAAATATCACTTCGCCAAATCGACAATGATTAGCGACTCTCCCCGGTCTACTGCGTCAGACTCATTGACCGGAACGGATATCATGGCTGCGATGGGCATGACGCAGGAACGGGCAGCTTTGGGTTACAGCGCTTTTCTCGGGAAGATGGGTATCAGCAACAATGACCGGGAGAGGGCGATCGAATTGCTGGCCCAGTACGCGTTGACTAAGTGCGATCGGGTTGCTGCACTTCGCAAACTGGATGCCAGGGTTAAGCCATTAGTGATGCACCAGCTGGCCACCTTCGCGTTCGAGGACTATTCCCGCAGCGCTGCCAGTGTGAAGCAGTGCGATGGCTGTAATCGGGAAGGGTTTATAGACGCTGAGGTATTCAGCATGAAGTCTCACACTCCGGCAAAAGAGAAGAAATTCGTGAAGATGTCTTTGCATATGGGCGTCGAAGATATTCACCCTTCCGACTATGAGGTACGCAGGCAGGTCAGGGAGGTTGCACGCGTTCTCTGCCCTCATTGTAAGGGTAAGAGGGTCGTTAGTTGTGCCTGTAGAGACTGTCATGGACGGGGGAAAGCCGTTAATCAGGCTCTTACAGAACAGCAGGGTGTTCCGGTTCTGGCTGATTGCAAGCGCTGCAGCGGGCGCGGGTATGAACGAATTCCATCAACTGAGGCTTACGCCGCGATGTGCCAGATAACGGATGCAATCAGCCTCGATACCTGGAAGAAGTCTGTTAAGCCTTTCTACGATCAGCTCATTACCAAGTTTGATATCGAAGAGGCGTGGGCTGATGCGCAGCTCAAGCAGATAACAAAATAGGGCATTATTTTATCGTGAGCTATTTACTTTTCCCGAATCTGTGGTAATTTTGCTCTAACGATGGGTTATTGCCTTCGTTTAAAGCCCTGCGGTTAGCCCCGTGGGGCTTTTTGCTTCATAGCGATTTTAGAATTTCTAAAACCATCACTATTCATTGCCTCTTATACTTTCTATATCGAATAGGAGGGGGGTAATGATGAGAGAAGGCTATTACTGGATTCAGTACAATGGCAGCAGGCAGATAGCTTACTACGTGCACGAAAAAATCGACGATTTAGAGTCGGGTGAAACTATCTACGGCGCATGGTATGTGACTCGTGGAGATGATCTCGCCAACAATGGAGAGGTCGAAGTGATAAGTGGACGTATTGAAGAGCCAAAGCTGTCACGAACGTAAATGCCTATCAAACCTCGCTATCTTGTTATTTTCTCTGGACATAAATGACGATTATCAATCTACAGTGTATAATCGTCCTCTTTTCAATAGGTAACCCCATGAGAAAAGTTGTTTTTGCCTCACTATTTTTGGTTTGTTCCGCACATGCTACTAGCCAGCCTACGATGTTAGTTTTCAAATGTACCCCCAATCATTCTAAAACAAGCACCATCGTCACTTGGCAGGACGTTAAAAAAGAAGACGGATGGCATCGATATGCCAGTTGGAAAGACAAGGTGGGGCAGCACTATGGTATCGAACTTTATTTCAATGGTTCCGTACCTAATGCCGATGGTCAGATTGAAAATATTAATGTTTTCGGCAATATGGATAGCCAGAAAAAATTATCTGGCCCTGCTATTTCCATGGTATTCAATAAAAAAGCAAAGCTTATAACCTACAAAATCACAAATGATTCAGTCGGATCGGATGTACGCAATCCTCTGGAACATGGCGAATGCGTCCTGAGCGATAAAAGTTAATAATTTCAGCTAACAACAGTGCTGGTAGTTACTTCCATAATGCCGCCATTTGGCGGTTTTTTTTCGATTAGCTTCGCGAAACTATAATCGCTATTCCCCCTGTTAAACCCCCTTATGATCATAGGCCTTTCAAACACTGCACCCGCCTGAAGCGAGGTGAGAGTATGTATCGCATGGACAAATTAACCACAGGTGTTGCTTACGGCGCCTCAGCCGGCAGCATCCTCAACGGCATTCTAAACGCCTTCAGTCCCGAGCAGTGGAATGCTATCGGTGTGCTGGCGGGTATCATCGTTGCCGTACTGACGTATCTGACAAATCTTTATTTCAAGATCCGTGAAGACAACCGCCGCAGTAGGAACCGAGATGAATACGACACTCAGAAATAAGCTGGTGGGTGCAATTGTCGGCGGATCCGGAGCAATCACTATTGCTGCCGTAATGTTGGGCAATGCAGATGGTCTTGAAGGGCGTCGCTATTACGCTTACCAGGATGTCGTTGGTGTTTGGACTGTATGCGATGGTCACACCGGCGCTGATATTCGTCGCGGACACCGCTACACCGACAAAGAATGTGACGCTTTGCTTCAATCCGACCTTCGCAAGGTCGCTGCAGCTATCGACCCGCTGTTAAAGGTCCATGTTCCCGAAACCACTCGTGCCGCACTTTACTCCTTCACTTACAACGTGGGAACTGGAGCGTTTAGCAGATCGACGCTGCTGAAGAAACTGAATGCCGGTGATGTTCCGGGAGCATGCAAAGAGCTGCAGCGCTGGACGTATGCCGGTGGCAAGGAGTGGAAGGGGCTGATCACCCGGCGCGAGATTGAGCGTGAAGTTTGCGAGTGGGGCCAGAAATGAGCCGAATAACAGCCATCATCTGTGCTGTCGTTATCTGCTTGCTGATTTCCATGGCCTGGGCGATTAACCACTACCGCGACAACGCCATCACCTACAAAGACCAGCGCGATAAAGCGACGGCCAGGGCAGATACATCAGAGGTGATCACCAACAACGTGATCACCACGATGAACCTTATCCGTGACATCTCACAGGCTACCCAGAATGCAAAGAACGAACTGGCTCAAAAGGGCGAGACGCGCATTGTCTACATCAGACAGGCGCTTGAAGACGATCAGTGTGCTAAACAGCTTGTTCCTTCTGCCGCTGCTTACAGCCTGCGGGAATACGCAGACAGTTTACGTTCCGGCTCCGGTGGTGCCGATAAGCGCTGACTTGACAGCAGACACGCCGATTCCCGGAATGGTGCTTCCGTTCACGTGGCAGGCAAGTCTGGAGTTGAACGCTCAGCTTTATACTGCGCTGGGGCAATGCAATCTGGATAAGGCGGCGATAAGGAAGTTTGAGGTGTCGCGAAGCGAACTGAATCCCAAATAATGTATCATGCTCCACTTCATCTAGAAATTATCAATGGAGCTGTGCATGAGCCTCTGGCCTGCTGTGATTGGTGCATTAAGTGCATTATGCGGTGCTTTTTTAGCTAACAAATTTGCTGATCAACGCTGGGAAAAACAAATCTCCTATGAGAAGGAAAAGGAAAAAAACAAGGTAATGAGGGAAAAGGGGGAAGAACTCCATTCTCTGATTTCAAGGTGGCAAAAATACATAGGGATTTATCAACTAAATCAGTTGCTTGTTCTCAGAGGTAAAATAACTGAGACTCAGCGTCAAGATTTACAGGCAAAGGAACCGCTTGAGTCCGGATTGCATGATAGGTTAGAAACTATACTTTTTATTTACTTTCCAGAACTAGGTACAAATCTATCAAAAATCAAAGAATTCTTGGAAATCGGGAATAGTACTTACCTGAAAACAATGAAAGGGAACCTGAACCATGAGCATGCATATAAAGAAATTGACGCATGTGCAATGAAAGTGCAGGAAACCTTCCAGAGTACAAATGCTGCCATCAGAGATAGGCTAAAAATAACATTGTGAATCGTTGCCACCTCCGGGCGGTTTGCTTTTGCCATAAAAAAGGCCACTTTCGAGTGGCTTTTTTAATGGCTTGGATTGCTATACAAGACAGGCCTTTGAGGCTGCCATAATAAGCTCGTTCATGAAATGTTCTTCCACTGACCTTGCGTAGTCTAAATCTACTATTGGTGCCTCAGCATTGCCGGGAACGCTTAACTCATTATCTTGATTGATATGAAAAACGGCAAAAGGTAATTTTTTATCGCTTCCCTTTGTGAAAAACGTAATCTCGTTAACAGGTTTAGAGTCGTAGAACCTTATCTTGGATTCTCCAAAGCACTGAAAATCGCACTGTGGGATAACAATTTCGATTCCATCAGCAGTTTTGGAAAATTTTATCTGTGAGTTAAGTGTTTGCGACTTGTTCCAGTAATTGTAAACACGTTCAAATAGGTTTTCTGCTTTAAATTGAAGATCTTCTCCGTGCTGACTAAGCATGCGGGATAATGTTGAAAACTTTAACGCGTCCATAATCTCTCCAGAGGTTTTCAAATGGCACTCACCGACAAGCAAGAAATGTTCTTTCGCGAGTACCTCATCGATTTAGATGCCACGCAAGCGGCTATTCGGGCGGGTACAGCGCAAAGACAGCTAACCGCACTGTGTCCGAAAACCTATCAAAACCTGACATCCAGTCCAGAATTGCCGAACTTAAAGCGCAACGCAATGATCTGGTAAGCATAAATGCGATATACATCCAAAATCATCTCATTGAGATAGACCAAGAGCTTGGCAAGCGAACTGCCGCATCCAACGGTCGTCACCCCCAAAAGGGATAGACTTGAAAGAAGGTATTCACTGAGTGCCTGTGATAATGCATGATATGGTCTCTTATAATGTGAGGTGACTATGACAATTAGTGACATAATGGCTTTATTAGGTTTCTTAGTGGGCGTTGTAGCAGCGTTCTTTGCGTGGAAAGCATATTCGGTTTCGAAAGAACTATCTTTTCCTGCTAAGAAGGCACACACGAATGAATGTTATCTAAAGCCTTTGTCGAAGAATGCTAAAGCTTTTAGAAAATTTTTGGAAGAAAATAATTACAAAAAAATATACCTTAACATTCAATTTGATAGTGATGATTGCGAATATGCTGTGTGTGATGGGGAAAGTAAATTTAATGTCACTGCGACTCTTACTTTCTGGGTTGAAAATTTCACCCCCTTAAATGAAGGCGAGAGTCTTAGTGGTCTTAATTCTTCCTCTCTTCTAATTCAAGTCAGCGGACCACACGAAAGACACCTTTATTGGAATAAAGGTGGTTATCGACTTCAGGGTTACTTCGCGTTAGAAGGATATGGTGTGCAGCAAGGGCACTCAGGTTGCCTATTAAGGCCGTTACCTATCACCTAAATTAGTCTCTAGGTAAGTTTTTATCTCAAAATCTCACGCCACTTGCGTTCGCTTGTGGCTTTTTTATGCGCATCGCACGCGCTGATAGTAGATAGTCTTACAGCTGAACGCTAGCCTAACCGCGCTTATGCGATAGCGTTCTCCCAAGGTATCATCCGCCTTTACTTTGGGATAGATAGTTATCGCTTCTGAGCGAAAGAACAGACTGGCGCCGCGGTAGGTAACATGCTGGCGTTCGGTATTGTCTCTCATTCATTTGCAGGAAAGGTGATTATCGGATCTCAGATGCACACCGTTTTCAAAATTGATGGTCTGAGAAAAGAGGTCGCATAGTGGAAACTCAAGTGAGTGGAGGTTTGAACCAATGCGACCAACGAATGGTGAGCGGTACTGCGACTATTGACGCAATTTATGTTAACGCCTGGCCTTTTTAGATAACAAAAGATCTACAGATTGGAGGGAAATTGCTTTGTTAAAAAATAACATAAGTGACCAAACGCCCACGCCAACCCATCCTGGTTCTTCTCACGAAATGTCAGATTCACTTTTGTGTACTCTTCGCCGTAGATTTCAAGAGGCGATGCAAGCCAAAGGAAAATACTCTGAGTGTATTGAATGGCCTTCTGGCGGGTTTCCTCATCCTGCATGGCCTGCGAGAGATATTTGTAAAAATGATCGTCGAGGTTTACAAGGTCGTTTTTAATGGTGGCTGGTATATTCGGTCGTAATGAGAAGTCGATGTACCCGTACAGCATATCCTCCTCATAGCCGATAGCGCATCCTAAAGTCATAAACAAGCCATCTATGCTGTTGACGTCAGCAATGAAATCTTTAAACCACGGGAAATCGTGAACTTCATGGATGTCATTTATCTTTTCCGGGAATTGTATAAGGTCAAATCCACCATTATTGATATCACCGTTTTCTCTAACATCGCGACGATAAGGGAATCGGGTGAAATTATGGCGATCAGTCATTTCCATGGGGTTTCCTTAACTGAAAGTGAAAAATGAACTCAGCCACTTCTCCGCTTTTAAATGCGTCAGTGTCCCACCACTGACGGGCTGAGTACCCACTTTACCTAGGGTTAAAGCGAAGCAACACCCTGATATACAGACAGTAGCCGCCATCGTGCGGCTTTTTTATTGGAGTGAGCAATGGCAAAACCGGACTGGGGCGAGCTTCAGCAACGGTTCCTGTCCGAACATGCCGCAACCGGCGTATCACCAAAGGAATGGTGTGAAGCGCAGGGACTGAATTACGTTACCGCCCGTCGATATATCAAAAAACCTACTGCGCAAACTGCGCAAAAACCTGCGCAGAAAGATAAAAGCGCAAATGAGCTGTTGGATGATGATGGACTTACCGCTCAGCAGCGCTTATTTGTCGCGGAATACCTGAAGGACAATAACGCCACAGCCGCCGCTGCACGTGCTGGCTATAGTGACCCAAATTACGGTCGTCAGCTCATGGCGAATCCTAACGTTGCGCAGGCTATTGCGCAGCAACAGAAAGCCTCCATTGTGCGCACGCTTGGCAGTGCCGATGAAGTCCTCGCGCAGATGTGGCAGCTCGCCACCTTCGATGCAAACCAGCTTTCGCAGTATCGCCGCGGTGCTTGTCGTTATTGCTGGGGCTTTGGCCATCAATACCAGTGGCGAGATATGGTGGAGTTCGAAGAGAAGCGGCTGGAAGCTACAGAACGCGATAAGCGCGAGCCCGTCGATGTTGGTGGTTACGGTTACGACCACAATCGAGAACCAAACCCCGAATGCCCGCGCTGTAATGGTGACGGCATTGGCCAGCCTTACTTCCCTGATACACGCAAACTCCCGGCCGTTTCCAGGCTCGCATACTCCGGCGTAAAGGTCGGCAAAAATGGCGTCGAAATCACAGCAATCAGCCGCGAGCGAATGTTCGAAGCTGTCATGAAGCGCCTCGGCCTGGCGGATAGCGAGTTTGCGCAGCGCCTGCAGCAGATTGAAATCGAACGTCGGCAGCTGGAGGTTGAGAAACTCCGTAAAGAGTTGGCCGGTGATGGTGAGGACGATGAACCAACCCCAGTGCAGATCAATATCAACGTAGTGGATGCGAGGGCAGACGATGGGGATCAGCCCGACACTTAACATTCCTCAGGCGCGGTTCCTCGCGATGCAGCACAAATTCAAAGCCTACGTTGCCGGGTTCGGTTCCGGTAAGACATGGGTGGGTTGTGGCGGCATCTGCAAAGGGATGTGGGAGCATCCGAAGATTAACCAAGGTTACTTCGCGCCGACATACCCGCAGATTCGTGACATCTTCTACCCGACGATTGAAGAGGTGGCCTTCGACTGGGGGCTGAGCGTGAAAATCAATGAGGGGAACAAAGAGGTTCACTTCTACGAGGGACGGCGTTATCGCGGGACGACAATCTGCCGCTCGATGGAGAAGCCCGGCTCGATAGTTGGTTTCAAAATCGGTAACGCGATGGTGGATGAGCTGGACGTCATGGCGGCTGCCAAAGCGCAGCAGGCGTGGCGAAAAATCATTGCTCGTATGCGTTACAAGGTTGATGGTCTGCGTAACGGTATTGACGTCACGACCACGCCAGAAGGGTTCAAGTTCGTCTACCAGCAGTTCGTGAAGGCGGTACGTGAAAAGCCAGAGCTTGCCGCATTGTATGGCCTGATTCAGGCCAGCACGTTTGACAATGCGAAGAATCTGCCGCCTGATTACATCCCATCGCTGCTGAGTTCTTACCCTGATGAACTGATTCAGGCCTATCTGCGCGGGAAGTTCACAAACCTCAATAGCGGAACCATTTACCACACCTTTAACCGTAAGCTGAATAACTGTTCTGACGAGATTCAGGACGGGGATCCGCTGTTCATTGGTATGGACTTCAACGTGGGAAAAATGGCCGCGATTGTTCACGTTAAGCGTAATGGCCTGCCGCGCGCGGTCCGTGAGCTGGTGAAGGTCTACGATACGCCAGCGATGATTAAGCGTATCCAGGAAGAGTTCTGGCGCTACGAGGATGGCCGATACGTTAAAAGCCGGGAGATTTACATCTATCCGGATGCCTCTGGTGACTCACGCAAATCGCAGAACGCCAGCAAGACCGATATTGCTCAGCTCAACGATGCCGGATTCAGCGTCATTGTTGATGATGCCAACCCGCCGGTTAAGGACCGTATCAACTCGATGAACGCCATGTTCTGTAACGCCAACGGCGAACGCCGCTATCTGGTGAACGTCCAGAACTGCCCGGTTTATACCGAAAGCCTCGAACAGCAAATCTGGGCGGCCAATGGAGAACCGGATAAATCAGCAGATAACGATCACCCCAATGATGCTGGTGGGTACTTCATCGTGAAGGATTATCCGATCGTGAAGCCGGCATACTCAATCACAATGGACACAACTTTCTGATATGGCAAACGACGATATCACCTGGGTTCGACCAGAACACCGGGCGGCTTCTGCTGCCTGGCGGAAATACAGGGACTTCTGCAAAGGAGCTGAGGCCGTAAAGGCGGCGGGTAATAAATATCTGCCTTATCTCGACCCAACCGATAAATCCACGCGTAACCGCAAACGCAACGAAGATTATCTGAGCCGAGCGGTGTTCTACGCCATTGCCGGCAATACGAAGATCGGCATGCTTGGGATGGCGTATCGCAAGGACCCCACGTTTAACGGTCCGGAGAAGCTTAAGTACCTGTTGGACAATGCTGACGGAGCCGGTACCAGCATTTATCAGCAGTCGCAACTGGTGGCAGAGAACGTGCTGGAGGTTGCGCGAGAGGGCATTTACGTCGATTACGCTGAAGCCTCCGATGAGGCGATCATTCTCCGCTATCCGGCAGAGAACATTATCAACTGGCGAACAAAGCGAATTAACGGACGCGATCAGCTGGTGCTTGTGATCCTGCGCGAATGCGTAGAAGAGCCGGATGGCTATGCTTACAAGGATGAAATCCAGTACCGCGAGCTGGCGCTGGAAGAAGGGCGGTTCATCTGCCGGGTATGGCGCCGGGCTGGTGGCACAGCAAGCGGAACATACACCGTTGACAGTGAATACCGTCCTAAGCCCAAAGGGCAGGACTACTGGGACGAAATCCCGTTCACCTTTGTCGGTGCTCAGAACAACGATCCCACTATCGATGATTCCCCCCTGGCCGCGCTGGTGGAGATAAACCACGGACATTACCGAAACAGCGCTGACTATGAAGACAGCGTATGGTTTTGTGGCCAGGTGCAGCCGTATATGACCGGGCTCGATACCAACTGGCGCGATCACCTCGAGAAGAAGGGCGTGAAAATTGGTTCCCGATCACCGCTTTTGCTTCCTAAGGAGGGCTCGTTTGGTTATGCCCAGGCGCAGCCGAACATGCTGGCTAAAGAGGCCATGGACAGCAAACGCGATTACATGGTGCAGCTTGGCGCCCGGCTGATTGAGCAGAACGCCACGGCGAAGACGGCAACCCAGGCGAGCGGTGAGCAAACATCCTCAACATCGGTGCTCGGTATCTGCGTTTCAAACGTTTCTGAAGCCTATACGCTGGCGCTTGGCTGGTGTGCGAAATACCTCGGCATCAAGGGCGAAACGACGAGTTACACCATCAATCAGGAATTCATTGCGAAGGTTGCTGAGTCGGGCATGGTGACGGCGATCGTCAACGCCTGGCAGTCCGGTGCGCTGCGCGACAGCGATATGATTCGCGCGCTACAGAAGCTCGATCTCATTGACCCGGCAGACAGCCCGGACGAGGTTATTGATGCGCTTCGCAATCAGGCACCCACGTTGACCGGAGGCTGATATGGCCACCATTAACGAAAGCCTGCGCGATGAGTCGATCGCACATTCCGTCTGGTTAAGTCGCTACGCCACTGGTGTGGCAAATCGGATGGTGAAGTTGCTTAACGAGACGGACGCGGATTTGTCAGCCCGCCTGCTCGATGCGCTGGACAGATTGCCTCCTGAGAGCTTCACCGTTAACCGTCTGGAGAGTTTACTGGGCAGCGTGCGCGAACTTAACCATCAAGCCGTAGCGTCCATGCAGGCGGGGCTCGAAAATGAGCTGGTGGCACTGGCAAAGAACGAAGCCAGTTATCAGCTGAGCCTGTTCGATTCCCTTCTACCATCTCAGGTGCTAGCGCGATATCCGCTGCAGGGCATCACTGCCGATATTGTTTATGCCGCGGCGATGGCGCAGCCCTTTCAGGGGCGGCTGCTGAGTGAGTGGGCGGATAATCTGGAATCGGACAGGCTGGCGCGTATCGTGAACGCCGTCCGCAGGGGTTATCTTGCCGGCGACACGGTAGAAACTATCGCGCGAAATGTTCGTGGTCACGCCAACAAAGACTATCGCGATGGCGCGCTGCAGATGAGCAGGGCAAACGCCGCCAGCATCGCTAAAACAGCTGTGAATCATCTGGCTGCAACAGCACGCAACAGCTTCACAAGTGCCAACAGCGATATCGTGAAAGGTAAGCAGTGGCTGTCTACTCTGGACAATAAAACCAGCCACGACTGCATTATTCGTGACCTGCTGCGCTACACCCTGGATAACAAGCCGGTCGGGCATAAGGTGCCTTACCTGCAGGGACCCGGGAAGATTCATTTCTGCTGCCGTTCTACCGAAACCCTGATCCTCAAGTCGTGGCGCGAACTTGGCATCGATATCGGCGAGATGGACGAGGGGACTCGAGCTAGCATGGATGGGCAGGTACCGGGGAAAACTTCGTATCTGGAATGGCTCGCGCGCCAGCCGGCACAACGCCAGGATCAGGTACTGGGTGCCGAGCGTGGCCGTTTGTTCCGCGCGGGTGAAATCAACCTGGCTGATATGTTTACTGACAAAGGCGAATGGATATCCCTGGAACGTCTTAAGCAGCTCTCAGGCACAGACAACTAACAACCACATCTTACTTCACGCCCTGGTATCCGCCGGGGCTTTTTTATGGGCGAGGCCCGGCAAAATCCCGAGGGGAAAATATGTTAATTCGAAACATGCTTCTGAAATTTTACGCACCTGAAAGCGGCGGAGAGGGCAGCGGTGGCGGTGGTATCGAAATCACCCCAGAAATCCAGAAGCTGATTGATGAGCGTGTGACCAGCGAAGTCACTGGCTTGAAATCAAAAAACTTTGAGCTGCTGGGCACCATCAAGCAGCAAAAAGAAACCCTGTCGCGCTTCGATGGTATCGATCCTGATGCTGTACGTGGGATCCTCCAGCGTTTTTCCGACGACGAAGAGGCAAAGCTGATTGCCGCCGGGAAAATTGATGAGGTGCTCGATAAGCGCACCGAGCGTCTGCGTGCTGACGTTGATAAGCAGATTAAAGCCGCAAATGAACGCGCCGACAAAGCCGAAGCGTTCTCCAACAAATTCCGGGATCGAGTTCTGGGCGATGCAATCCGTGCTGCAGCCTCAAAAGCTGGCGCGCTGCCGGAAGCATCCGACGATCTGATTCTGCGTGCCAAAGGCACATTCCAGCTCAACGACGAAGGCGAGGCCGTAGCAGTTGATGCAAATGGCGATGTTCTGTTCGGTAAAGACGGCAAAACGCCACTGAGTCCACTCGAATGGGCGGAGTCTCTTAAGGAGACGGCTCCGCATCTGTTTCCACGCGCAGAAGGTACCGGCGCGGGCGGACATAAACCAAACGGCGGTGGCAGCCTGAAACGTTCCGAAATGAGCGCCAGCGACAAAGCGGACTACATCCGCAAGCATGGCCAGCAGGCCTTCCTCAAACTTCCGAAATAAGGGATTAACCCATGCCTACCACTGTTAATAGTGACCTGATTATTTATGACGACCTGGCGCAGACCGCTTTCCTCGAGCGCCGCCAGGACAACCTGGCTATTTTCAACGCGTCCTCCAACGGAGCGATCCTGTTGGATAACGAGCTGATTGAAGGCGACTTCCGCAAGCGTGCCTTCTACAAGGTTGGCGGCTCTATCGAATCGCGTGACGTTAATTCCACCGAAAAAGTGACGGGTAAGAAGATTGGTGCCGGTGAAGCCGTATCCGTCAAAGCGCCGTGGAAATACGGTCCATACGAAACAACAGAAGAAGCGTTCAAACGCCGCGGCCGCTCGGTTGACGAGTTCTCCGAAGTGATCGGCACTGATGTGGCTGACGCGACGCTGGAAGGCTACGTGAAATATGGCCTGAAAGCGCTGACTGCGGCGATTGGTGCTAACGCCGACATGGTGGTCACCGCCGATATCGAAACAGACGGTAAGAAGACCCTGACGCGCGGCCTGCGTAAGTACGGCGACAAGTTCAACCGTGTTGTCCTCTTCGTTATGCACTCCGCCACTTACTTCGACATCGTGGATGAGGCGATCGCCAACAAAATCTACGAAGAAGCAGGCGTGGTGGTCTACGGTGGCCAACCAGGCACCCTGGGTAAACCTGTGCTGGTTACCGACACCATGGACGCTGATGCGATCCTTGGGCTGGTGGCCGGAGCGGTTACCGTCACCGAGTCTCAGGCGCCGGGCTTCCGTTCCTACGACATCAACGACCAGGAAAACTTGGCTATCGGATACCGCGCTGAAGGCGTGGTGAATGTCGACCTGCTGGGTTACAGCTGGGATACCTCCAAAGGCGATAACCCAGACCTGACCAAAATCGGCACTGCAGGTAACTGGAAGAAGCACTTCACCAGCAACAAATCTACGGCTGGCGTGCTGATTAAGCTGGGATCCGCTGTGGGGGAGTAACGCTGTCAGCGGATAAAACCTCCGCAACCGCTGACAGCACAGACGCGGTGACTGTTTCTCTGAAATACACGCTGAATGGCTCCGGTGTATCCGGTAAAACCGTCGCATGGACATCAACAGGCGGCACGCTGAGCACGGCCAGTTCTCAGACCGGTTCTGCAGGTGGGGCGACGGTGAAACTCACATCAGACGTTGCTGGCACCTTCATGGTAACCGGCACGGTTGAAGGAGTGGCGAAAACCACTGATGAGATCACCTTCACTGCGCCTGGCGGAGAATAACGAATGGGGCGAAAGCCCCATAAACAGGATGATTCGATGATCAATACAGATATCACCTCTCCTGATGCCAACAGCTACGCCAGTGAAGAGGATCTTGCCTCGTTTGCGGCAATACGCGGCATTGAACTGCCTGACAACCTCACTCCTTTGTTGATTAAGGCGATGGATTACCTAGAGGGGCTGGACTGGGTTGGCTCAAAAACTGACCCGAGACAGGCTCTGGCATGGCCACGTGTGAATGTCGTTCTGGATGGTCATGATTTCCCACACGACCAGGTGCCGCGGCAGGTTACCTCCGCACAATGTATGCTGGCTATCGAGGCGATTGAGGGCGATCTGCTTTCAAGCGTTCGTGAGGCCGCGGTTAAAACCGAACGTGTCGAAGGCGCCGTAACCATGACCTATGCGGTTGCCGATGGTGAGGTGTTCACACCATCCTACCCGGCGGTAATGGCTATTCTCGGCGACCTGGCTGGTGGGCGTGGATATGCAATCAATGCTTTCGCGGAGCGCGCGTAATGGCCATCAACTATCAGCGAATGCAGGCGACAACGACTCGTATGCTCAAGCAGAACGGCATTGCATACAACGTCACGCGTAAGGGCTCGTTAATCGTCATCGGTGGTGTGGAGCATTGTTCCGATGATATCCAGTTCACCGCCACAGGAGTTAAGACGGATTACGCGCCAGGTGAAATTGACGGAACCGTCATTGAAAACGGCGATGTTCGGATTGTCTTCAGTGCTGAGAAGGACATTAAAACCGGCGATCTGATCGACGTGGACGGCGTAAGCCACCGCGTAGTTAAACCAAACCCCGTGAAACCGGGCGCTGTGGTGCTCTGCTACAAAGCTCAGTTGAGGGCATAACATGGACGATAATAAGGCGTTCACGGCTGCCATCACCGCGTTCGTGGACAAAGCCAAAGCGAATCAGGAAGCGGTCGTACGTGCTGTCGGCATTCGGATCCTTAATCAACTGGTGATGATGTCACCTGTCGGCAACCCCGAACTCTGGGGCATCAACCAGACGGCAGCCTCTTACAATCAGGCGGTATACGACCATAACGAAGCGCAAAAATCGGACCCTGCCAACCTGACTAAAACCGGACGACTTAAAAAGAAGGCTCGACTAGTTGATGGGATGGATATCAAAACACCGCCGGGGTATACGGGCGGACGCTTTCGCGGTAACTGGCAGGTGTCTTTTGATGCACCGACCACATATGAAACGGGACGTGTAGATAAAACCGGAAATCTGACAAAAGCCGCAGGGAATTACACGCTGTCCCTGTTCAAAGTCGGGATGAAGGCTATTTATTTCTGCAACAACGTCCCTTACGCGTATCGACTGGAGATGGGGCACTCTTCCCAGGCTCCGGGCGGTATGGTCCGCATTACTGCTGCTGAGTTTCAGCGATTTTTTGAGGAAGCTGTCAGGGAGGTGACTAAGTGATTCCTGATATTGCATCTGCACTGGCCACCAGACTGGGTACCTGGGCTGATGCCGAGGGCATTTCGGTTGCATGGGAGAACGTGCCGTTTACACCGCCATCTGATGCGTTCTATCTTGCTGTCCATGACATGCCCGCCACGCCGCGTACGGTAGACCTTGGATTGCGCTGCCGCATTTATTCAGGTGTATACCAGATTAACGTTGTGGCCCCTGTCGGCATAGGCCGTACCGATGTTGTGGCTCTGGCTGACCGCGTGGCTGAATTGTTCCCCGAGGGGCAGGAGATTGAAGGCAGGGGTTTTACATGCTGGATAGACCAAACGCCTGGTGTTTTCCGCGGGATCACTACATCTGTCTCTTATACCGTTCCCGTTAGTCTCAATTATCGAGCTGATATCTCCAGCTAATCCTCACAACCTACTAAACCTGACCGGCTCTTTGCCGGTTTTCCCGTTTCTAAAGGAGTAACCAATATGGGCTTTGCATTGCCTAATGGCGCCCACGTCTATCTGGCATCGGGCTATGGCCCAGCCATATCTTTCACCGGGGCGACGAACGCCGAAAATATGGTGATCACCGTGAGTGAAGCGGACGCACTCAAGGTGGGTGATATTGTTCATGTGAACTGCAACTGGTCCGGTGTTGATAACGTCATTGCAAAAATTGATGCGATTGCCGAAAGCGCCGTAACTCTTCGCAATATCAATACCACCAACAAAAACAAATATGCCGCTGGTGGCGGTACCGGTTCGATCCGCAAGGTTCTTGAATGGACCGAGCTGCCGCAAATTACTGAGGTGTCGAAATCTGGTGGCGATCAGAACACCACACAGATTCAGTTCCTGAGCGACGACCGCCAGCGAAACCTGAATACCTATAAATCCGCAGTCTCTCAGACCTACTCGATCGCTCACGACTCAACTCTCCCGGTATATCCGTTGCTGCGCCAACTGGACGAAGACGAAGAGACGGTTGCGGCTTACATGTACGTGCCGAAGGCGAAGGAAAACCGTTACTGGGCGGCCACGGCGTCCTTTGACGATACGCCAACTACTGCGGTTAACGAGGTAGAGACAGTAAGTGTGGTGCTGAACCTGCAGTCACCGGCGATGACGTTCTACAAGGTGACTGACGCTGCCGCCTAGCCGTCAGAGCTTTCACTATTTCATGCCTCCCATTGTGGAGGCTTTTTTCCGTTAAGAGGTATCGATGGCGACCAAATTCACCCTTCAGCCAAAACCTACATTTAAGGCCAACGTCTCGATCCCGCGCGCCGGCGATGAGGATGGCGTGCTGACCTTCACGTTTAATCATAAGCCACTCAAAGAGCTGGCTAATCTGGAAAAACTGGAAGGCAAAACCGCCACTGATTTTCTGATGGAAATCATTGCTGGCTGGGCACTTCCCGATGCATTCAACGCGGAAAACCTGTCGGTGCTGCTGGAAAACTATCCGGCGGCGATGAAGGCCATCCCGGAAACCTACTACCGCGAGCTGATGGGGCAGCGCGAAAAAAACTGATAGCGGTTGCCTCTGCGTTCTATACGCCTGAACCCACAGCGGCAGACCTGGCACCATACGGGCTTACGCCGGATGATTACGACGATCATTACATCGACGTCTGGCCAGATGTATGGACTTCATTCCTGGTGTTTCAGACTGTCAGTACGCAATGGCGAACGGGAATGGGGGGCGCGTCCGGGCTCGACTATAACGTTTTGCCCTGGGTGATGCGTTTGCACAACGTCGACGACGAGGCAACCGCGCTTTCGGACATCCGGGTGATGGAAAGTGCTGCGCTAAAAATTATGCATAAAGAGAGGGCGGAATGAGTAACGATATCGCCACGATTTCCCTGCGCGTAAATACCAGTGAGCTGGAGCGCGGTAATCAGGCACTGGATCGCTTTCAGGAGACCGCGTCCGCCGCGGCAGGCAAAGCGGATGACCTGAACAGCACGTTCCGCACCGGTATCGATAACCAGAAGAAAAACAGCGAAAGTCTGAAGCAGCAGCGCCAGGAGCTGCAGAACCTGCTGAATAAAATTAGCCCGGTAAACAAGGCGCTGGATGAACTGGACACGATCCAGGAGAGCCTGGCGAAATTTCGAGGTAAAGGGCTGGTAGGGGATGAAGACTTTACTCGCTACAACAGCGTGCTTGAGACGACCCGAGCTAAACTGGCGCAGGTCATGGAGTCTGAGACCGCAGAGGGGCGGGCTCGCATTGAACAGGCTCAGGCAGCGCAGCGTGCAGCTGCGGCGGGTAAAACCTTTATCGATTCGCTGGAGGAGCAGGTTACAGCAATCGGAAAAACGCGCGCAGAACTGTTAGAGCTAAAAGCAGCCCAACTTGGCGTGTCCGATCGTGCTGCACCGATGATCGCCCGACTGAAAGAGCAGGAGGAAGCGTGGAAGTCAGGAGCGATCAGCGCGGGGCAATACCGCAACGCGATGCGTTATCTCCCGATGCAAATTACCGACATTGTGACCTCACTGGCTTCCGGTATGCCTGTTTATATGGTTGCCATTCAGCAGGGCGGTCAGCTCCGTGATTCGTTTGGCGGTGTAGGCAATGCGCTGAAAGCGATGTTGTCGATGGTGACCCCTGCCCGAGTCGCAATTGGTGGCCTGGCCGGTGCTGTACTGATTGCGGCCAAAGCGGGATCGGACTACTTCACCGCCTACGACGAAATCAACAAGGCCATTATCAGGACTGGTAACATTGCCGGCACGTCAGCGCTCCAGATCATGGCTTCCTCCCAGTCTATTGCTGCCTCTACTGGAGCTACTGTAGAAACCGTTCAGAGTCTGATGACTGAACTGATTAGCATGGGTTCGCTCACACAGCAGCAGCTTGAAAAAGCGGCAGGCTCTACGGCGCTGGCGGTTCAGACCGGTATAGTCTCGGCGCAGGACATCACCAAAGCCTATAAGGACATCGAAAAAGACCCCGTTAAAGCGCTGCAGAGTCTCAATGAACAATATAATTTCCTGACCGTTTCACAACTTAAGCATGTTGACGATCTGATCAAGCAAAAGGACCAGACCGCGGCCGTTACGCAGGCTATGGACCTGTTTGGCGATACGATGGCAAAACGAGGAGAACAGGCTTACGACTCGCTGACGCCGTTTGGCCGCCTGTGGCTGGATATCAAGGGCTGGGCGTCTGAGGCCATACAGAGTATCGGTCAGTGGGTAGCTGAGCTGGCATCAAACACACTGAAGGAATTCAACGCAATTTATTACAGCGTTGCGATCGTTTTCCAGAAGCTGAACCAGATCATTTCTTCCTCTATCGCGGCTGCGATTAATCTCATTCCTGACTGGGCGAAAACGGATACTTTGCAGGGATGGCAGGACTATAACGAACAAATGGCCAGCGCTTATGGCGACAGTGTTTCTCAGCTGAAAAAAGACTGGGATGCGGCTGATATCAGCGCAGGTAAATACCTCGATACGACCAGAAAGATAAGTACCGCAACCACCCAGAAGGATCGGGAAGGAGTCGCTTCTTTTGGCAAAAAGACGAAAACCGGAAAGCAGGGCACTTTATCAGCTGGCGATCGCAGCACGGATGCTGCCCAGGCCGAGTTACTGGCGCTTCAGGCACAGTTACGCGCGCTGCAGCAGCATAAAGGGCTGAACGATACTATCAGCCAGCAGCGCAAAGATCTGTGGACGACTGAAGCGAAATTTCAGGTGCTGGAGGAGGCCTCGCGTTCACGTTCACTGACAAAGCAGGAACAATCCCTGCTGGCGAGTAAAGACCAGGTGCTTCAGTTGGCACGGCAGAAAGCCCTGTTAGGTGATCAGATTACCGCACAGGAACAGCTGAACAAGCGAATGGATACCTCGCAGAAATACGTCACGCAGATGGCAGAGAAGCAGGCTGCATTAGTGAACGGTGCAGGGATGAGTGACCGTCAGGCACAACGTGAGCTGGCAAAGAGTCAGCTTGCCGCTGGCTGGAAGAATGCTGGCGGTTCGCTTGAAGACGAGGGTTATCAGAAGCAGCTCAAAGCGGCGAATGATTACTATGAGGCAGAGGACAGGTTACGTGGAGACTGGCTGACTGGCGCGAAAAAGGGCTGGGCTGAATTTGAAGACAGCGCGACCGATGTTTACTCGCAGGTTCAGACGATTACCAGCAATACGTTCACCGGGATGGCCAGCACGCTCACTGACTTTTTTACTACTGGTAAATCTAACTTCTCTGATTTCCTGTCTACTTTCCTGAAGGGCATCGCCCAGATGCTGACGCAACTGGCTCTGGTTAATGGAATGAAGTCAGCCTTTGGTGGCACGGCAATAGGTAATTTCTTTGGAATACAGGCATGGTCTGGCGGCTTTATTCCTGAGTACGCTAATGGCGGCGCTGTTGGCTATACCGGGGATGGAGGAAAATATCAGCCAAAAGGTGTGGTTCATGGCGGTGAATTCGTATTCACCAAGAAGGCTACCAGTGCGCTGGGTGTCGGTAATCTCTACACGCTTATGCGGAGCGCTCAGGGGTATGCAAACGGCGGCTACGTCGGAAACGCACCGATGTACGGATTACAGGCTGCTGGTTCAGGGAATGTGACGGTCCAAACGTCTGTTGTTGTGCAGAACCAGAACCCGCAACAGCAAACAAACGCTGGTAGTGATGCGATGTCCCGAGCCTTTAAGCAAACTATTGATCAGTCAGTGCGCGAAGGTATTGCGAAGCAATTGAGGCCTGGAGGGCTCATCTGGAATGCTTCCAAATCACGATAACCCGCTCAGGCGGTTTTTTTATGCTTGGAGAAAGCATGACAATCGAAACATTCACGTGGCGAACCCAGATTCAGGCGGGAATGGAAGGATCGTTCAGCCTTAAAACGCGCTCTGCAACCTTTGGCGACGGCTATGAGCAGATCGCCGGGGAAGGCATTAACCCTGAAAAGCAGTCATGGCCGGTCACACTCACGGGGAAAAAAGCGGACATGCTTCAGGCCCTGAAGTTCTTTCGTTCTCACGTCACCAAATCATTCATCTGGACATCGCCAGTTGGCGAAACTGGGCTGTATCGTATCGAGGCCGAATCAATCAAGTCACAGCCCTTATCCAGCAAAGTCATAACCATTTCCGCAACATTCAAACAGGCGTACGCACCATGATCACAGCAGACTTTCAAAGCCTTGAGCCCGGCAACAAAGTCCGGCTTATCGAAGTTGATGGCTCTACGTTCGGCGTCGATGATGTACTGCGATTTCACGCGTACAACCTCCCGCACACGGAAGAAGAAATCGCCGCCGCTGGTGGTGATGAATCAACGCTGGAGGCGAAAAGCATCTGGTGGCAGGGGGAAGAATATGCCGCCTGGCCGTATCAAATTGAAGGGCTTGAAGCATCCACAGAAGGCAACAGCGCCCAGCCAACGCTGACGGTTGCAGATATCGAAAGCAAGATTACAGCGCTGTGCCTTGCTTATGACGATATGCTACAGGCGAAAGTCACTATCCATGACACCTATTCGCACTATCTCGATGCGAAGAACTTCCCAGCAGGTAACCCAACAGCTGATCCGCAACAGGTCAGAAAACGAGTTTTTTACATCGATAGTAAAAGCAGCGAAATTCCGGGCGAAAGTATCGAATTTGTACTCGATAGCCCAATGTCGTTACAGGGAAAGATGATCCCTACGCGACAACTTCATTCTCTGTGTACCTGGTGTATCCGGAATAAATATCGCACCGGCGACGGCTGCGACTATGCCGGTACCCGCTATTTCGACAAAAACAACAACCCGGTGAGCGATCCGTCACTGGATGAATGCAACGGCACGCTGACGGCCTGCAAACTTCGATTCGGCGAAAATAACGAACTCTCGTTCGGTGGTTTTCCGGGCACGTCTTTGATCAGGAGCTGATATGCGTCAGAAAACCATCGATGCGATTATGGCACATGCTGCAGCTGAGTATCCTCGCGAGTGTTGCGGCGTAGTGGCGCAGAAAAGCCGTGTTGAACGTTATTTCCCGTGCCGGAATCTTGCCGCGGCGCCGGAGGACAATTTTATACTTTGTCCCGAAGACTATGCAGCTGCAGAAGACTGGGGGAAGGTGATCGCCATCGCTCACAGTCACCCGGATGCCACGACGCAACCGAGCGAGCTGGATAAAGCGCAATGCGATGCAACCCTTTTACCCTGGCATATCGTGAGCTGGCCGGAGGGGGATTTACGAACCATCCAGCCGCGTGGAGAACTGCCGCTTCTGGAGCGCCCGTTTGTGCTTGGTCACTTCGACTGCTGGGGTCTGGTGATGAGCTATTACCGGCAAACGCACGGGATAGAGCTTCACGATTACCGGGTCGATTATCCCTGGTGGGAAAACGACTACCCGGACAACTTCTATCAGGATTGCTGGTATGAGTGCGGATTCCGTGAATTCGACGGGCCGCCAAAACCTGGCGATTTGGTGATCATGCAGGTTCAGGCTGATAAGTGGAATCATGCGGGGATTCTGCTGGAAGGCAACATGCTACTGCATCACCTTTATGGGCATCTGAGCCAGCGCGTACCTTATGGCGGTTACTGGCGTGAGCGCACAATGAAAATACTGCGCTTTAAAGACTGTTTCTGAGAACCGCCTGTGACAGTTTTTATGGGGGAAAAATGGCTGCATTACTCAATGTTGAGCCGGTCCGCACAATTCGATTGTACGGCGTGCTAGGCGCCACCTTCGGGCGTGAATATCGTTTATCAGTAGCCTCACCAAAGGAGGCCATCCGCGCCCTAAGCGTTATCGTGCCGGGTTTTGAACGTTTCCTGAATACCAGTAAGCAACGAGGTTTAACTTATGCGGTATTCAGCGGGAAACGAAACCTCTTAAACGATGAGCTCAGTATGGACAGGAGCACAGAGGAAATCCGCATCGCGCCGGTGATCATCGGAAGTAAGCGAGCCGGGGTGTTTCAGACAATCCTCGGGGTTGCCCTTGTCGCTGTTGCTGCGTTCGTCACGGGAGGGGCCGCGATTGGGATTGGTGGTACTGCTTTCGCTGGTGGATGGGGCGCTGTGGCGGGGATTGGGGCATCAATGGCGATTGGCGGCGTAGTCCAGATGCTATCTCCACAGACAACCGGACTCGCCAGTAAGCAATCTGCGGATAACCAAGCCAGTTATGCCTTTGGTGGAGTAACAAATACGACAGCTCAGGGCAATCCGGTACCACTCTTGTACGGCCGGCGCCGTATAGGTGGCGCGATCATCTCCGCTGGTATCTATGTGGAAGACCAATTCTAAAGATGTTATATATATGGAATAAGTTGTAATAGGGATATTAATCGTGAATCAAGATGCTTTAGTCATAGCTAGATCCATTTTGGAGCTCAAGCAAGATGGAGATGTGCTCAAGGACTATATTTTTCCATTCTTTGTTGCTTTTTTTTCAGCTCTACTTGGTGCCGGTGTGGCTTATTCTTTTAATAAAAGGCAGGAGCGGCACAGGATTGAGAGGGAGCGGTTTGATTTGGCAAATAAATTATTGTCTGATGTAACTTCAGCTTTGAATTCGCTAGTGTCAATAAAATCTAACTACATTGGTTTGACTGAGGTTGATCCATATAAAAGAGCATTTTCAATTCCATTTACTATGCTTGATGAAAGAAGTTTGGGTGTCGATATCGCAAGGTATTATTTTATCGAGCCTAAGCAAACGTGTAATTTTACAATAATGCAAAAAATTTCCCGCTGGATTAATCAAAAGATTGTTCGTGTTGTTCCATCTGAACCTTCAATGGAAGATTTCGGTAAAAGTTGGCGGAATTTAATGAGGGTAAAGGCATTTGTAAATAATTATAATTATATTCTGTTTGTTCTGCACAAAAGGAATGCAATCGAGGAGGATATAAAAAAGGAAATCCAAACTATCTGTCGTCAGCAAAAGGTCGATCCTCGTAAAGTTAGTCTAGAATTTGTGCTATTACATTTGGAAGGGGAAAAGTTAGTTCATCATGTTCATTTGACAGAGCTTTTTATTTCTCTACTGGATCATGTCTTGAAAGAAATGGATTCTTTTGTGAATTGTTTTCCTGATATAGCTGAAAGTAATATTGAAATGAAGATGATTGGTGAAAGGGCGAAAGTTGTTAGGGTTATAAACGATCGCCCTGCTTATTTAGCAAGTCTTATCCCAATAATAAAGCCAGATTTTCGAGCTTTATCAAAAATTGTCGGGAGAAACCTTCGTGAAACCGAACAAACATACACATTCAGAGATTGGTATTGAATTTACTTACGAAAATATCTTTCATCTAGCCACCTCAGGGTGGCTTTTTTTATGGGTGCAATATGGTTACTTCTACTCCGATTACAGGCCGCAAGGGTGGTAACTCCAATTCCCGGACCCCTACGGAACAGCCTGACGATCTGCAATCTATAGCAAAGGCGAAAATCCTCGTTGCACTAGGTGAGGGTGAATTTGCAGGGCAGTTGACGGCGAAAGATATCTACCTGGACGGAACGGCTCTGGAGAATGCTGACGGCTCTCAAAACTTCAGCGGCGTTACGTGGGAATTTCGCGCGGGAACTCAGGCGCAAAAATATATTCAGGGCATACCCGGTACCGAAAACGAAATCAACGTGGGAACTGAGGTATCGAGCGCTACAGCGTGGACGCGCACGTTTACCAATATGCAGCTTTCAGCGGTTCGCCTGCGCCTGAAATGGCCTTCGCTTTTCAAGCAGGAGGACGACGGCGATCTGGTCGGTTACTCGGTTAATTATGCGATTGACCTGCAGACGGATGGTGGCACATGGCAGACGGTACTCAATACCAGTGTGACCGGCAAAACGACTTCAGGTTACGAGCGCAGCCACCGTATTGATTTACCTCAGGCTGGCAGTACCTGGACAATCCGACTCCGTAAGATAACGTCTGATGCCAACAGCGCGAAGATCGGCGACACGATGATGTTGCAGAGCTTTACCGAGGTAATTGATGCCAAGTTACGCTATCCAAACACAGCGCTGCTTTATATCGAATTCGTTTCGAGCCAGTTTAACGGCTCTATCCCGCAGATCTCCTGCGAGCCCCGCGGCCGCGTTATCCGCGTACCGGATACTTACGACCCCGAAACCCGCACTTATAGCGGTACGTGGGCTGGGACATTTAAATGGGCCTGGACCGATAACCCTGCATGGATTTTCTACGACCTGGTGGTTAGCGACCGTTTCGGACTTGGGGATCGTCTTACAACGGCCAACATAGATAAATGGACGCTCTACCAGGTTGCACAGTATTGCGATCAAATGGTACCGGATGGCAAAGGCGGAAGTGGTACCGAACCACGTTATACATGCAACGTGTACATTCAGGAACGCAACGACGCTTATACGGTCCTGCGTGATTTTGCTGCAATCTTCCGTGGGATGACCTATTGGGGCGACGACCAGATTGTGGCGCTGGCGGACATGCCGAGAGATGTTGATTTTACATACACGCATGCGAACGTTATTGATGGGCGCTTTACCTATTCCAGCAGCACCACAAAGAACCGTTACACCAATGCGCTGGTGTCCTGGTCTGATCCTGATAACGCTTATTCTGATGCGATGGAGCCTGTTTTTGAGCAGGCGCTGGTTGCGCGTTATGGGTTTAATCAACTTGAGATAACTGCGATCGGTTGTACCCGTCAGTCGGAAGCGAATAGGAAAGGGCGATGGGGGATCCTCACCAACAACAAAGATCGCGTTGTTACTTTCAATGTAGGGGAAGATGGCAACATTCCGCAGCCTGGCTATGTAATCGCTGTAGCGGACCGAAATCTCTCCGGGCGCGACCTGGGCGGCCGTATCTCTGCGGTGAATGGTCGCGTGCTGACGCTGGACAGGGCGCCGGATGCTTCGGCAGACGACAGGATGATTGTCAATCTTCCATCGGGTGTTTCACAGTCACGCACCATTCAGTCGATTACGGGCAATAAAGTGACCGTTACGACCGCTTACAGCGAAACGCCTGTGGCTGAGGCCGTATGGGTCATTGAGTCTGACGAGCTCTACGCACAGCAGTATCGCGTTATTACGGTAACTGATAATAATGACGGCACGTTCACAATCGTCGGTGCAAATCACGATCCGGATAAATTCGATCGCATTGATACCGGAGCCATCATTGACCAGCGGCCGGTGAGCGTGATCCCGCCAGGTAACCAGTCGCCGCCTGCGAACATCGTGATCAGCTCGTTTTCTGTGGTGCAGCAAAATATCAGCATCGAAACGATGCGCGTGAGCTGGGACCAGGCTCAAAATGCTATCGCCTATGAGGCGCAATGGCGCCGCAACGACGGGAACTGGGTTAACGTGCCGCGCAGCTCCACCACGTCATTCGACGTTCCGGGAATTTATGCCGGACGTTATCTTGTGCGCGTGCGGGCCATCAATGCTGCCGAAATATCTTCAGGATGGGGATATTCAGAAGAGAAGACGTTGACCGGCAAAGTTGGCAATCCACCTAAGCCAGTAGGATTCACAGCCACGGGCATTAACTGGGGGATTCGTCTTAACTGGGGTTTCCCGGCAAACACCGGCGATACGCTAAAAACGGAAATTCAGTACACAGCAAACAGTGACTTTTCAGATCCATTTTTGCTCTCAGACGTGCCTTATCCATCTGCGGAATACACCCAGCTCGGCCTTAAAGCAGGGCAGGAATTCTGGTACCGCGCACAGCTTGTCGACAGAACGGGTAACGAGTCCGGGTATACCGACTGGATCCGGGGGATGTCTAACGATAACGCCGATGATTATCTGGGTGATATCGCTAACGATTTTCTTACCTCTGCTGATGGGGAGCGCCTCACTGGTGACATAGATACAAACATTGAGGGAATACTACAGAACGCCCTGGCGAACCACGGAACAGTCGAGCACCAGTGGGCACAATACGGGGAAGTGCGTGCCGATATTCTGGTTGTTAAAACGACGATTGCTGAAGTTGATAAGGCAATGGCCGAACTTTCGACGCAGGTACAGGCGCAGATAGAGGACGTCACCGCTTCCCTGGAAGACAAGCTTACAGCCGTCGTAGATGCCTCCGGTGCTTCGGCAATCTACACCCTCAAAACAGGTGTGAGAATAAACGGGGTGATGTACAACGCCGGGATGTCTATTGCAGTGCTTGCAGAGGCGGGGAAGCCGGTAGTCACCCGAGTTGGTTTCAACGCTAACCAGTTTGTACTGATGAGCGGCAGCGGTGATACCCAGTACTCTCCGTTCGCTGTCATCAATGGTCAAGTCTTTATGAGCTCCGCATTTATTCAGGATGGCACGATCACCAATGCCAAAATCGGCGACTTCATCCAGTCCAATAACTACGTTGCTGGGTCTGTCGGATGGAGGCTGGATAAATCAGGAACATTCGAGAACTACGGTTCGACAGTTGGAGAGGGAGCCATGAAACAGACAAACCAGACAATTAGTGTGCGTGACGCCAACAATGTGTTGAGGGTGCAGATCGGGAGAATCACGGGAACATGGTAAACATTGGGCCTCAGGTGGGGGCCTTTTTTAGGATGAACAGCTATGGCTCAGTACGGAGTTGAAACCTGGGACACCTCAGGCAGGGCGAACAACTATGGGATTAAGCCAGTCAGTGTAAGTGGATATCTTCAGTTGGCTCAGAACCAGAAAACAGGCTCTTACTCAGTCGTGCTTCCACCGGGGTGCAAGCTTTCTTACTTTCAGATCATGAGCGGTGATCAGTGGGGAACGAGCCGGAGGAAGATCACTATTTCAGGTGGCACCGCAACGGTATCGGCAGTGGGCGATACCGACTACTCCGCAGGGACTGAGCCTGCGGCCGCGGCGTATCTCATTTTCCAGATAGAGAGGGCATAA